CTTAGGCTTCGTAATGATTATCTTCGGAATGGGGACTTTCTTTTTTGATAAGGAAGTTAGCGTCCAGCTGGTAATCGGTGGCGTTGCTCTAATCAGTATCATTCTTACGGCGTATACTGCTAGTGCTACATTCGAAGACGTAAACCTTTATCAGAAAGAAGAAGACTAATGCTAAACCTTGAGCCTCACGTTAGAAAATGGATATACGGAATTATTGCCGCAACCGTTCCGCTACTAATCACAATCGGAACCATTACCGGGGAACTAGGTGCGCAGATTCTAAACGTCGCCGCAGCCGTTCTAGCGGTTGGCGGTTCTGCGCTTGCCATTAGCTACGTCCCGGACGAAGAATAACGCTCCGCTTCAGTCATTCCTCCCCATATCCCCGTGACCCGGGTAGATAGGGCATAGTCCCGGCATTTTACCCTAACTGGGCAATTCTGGCAGATAGATTTGGCTATATCTTCGGTGAATTTCTGCGTTACTCTATCGGAGCCGTCGGGGAAAAACGCGTCCGGTAGCTCCTCACACTCAACCGACCCGACTGCTCGGATAGCTTCGTGAAGTTCTAGATATTTGCGCTCAATTCCTAATAATTGTCGTAAGGTAGTCATAGTCTGACCTTACAAGATAGTTAGACCGAAAACAGCAAGAAAGGAAAAAATGATAAAAGAGTTAGAACTAAAAGAATTAGGGGACGCAGTTCTTCTTGGGAACTTCGAAAACGGTTCTGAAGAATGGCACGAACTTAGAAACGAGCCGGGAGCAGTTGGCGGTTCTGATATTGGAGCAATCGCTTCGCTGAGTCCGTGGGAGTCACCGATAACCAAGTGGGCAAAGAAGACGGGACAAATCCCCGACAACTTCGAACCTAATATGTCTATGCGATTGGGCAACAAGTTAGAAACCCCAATCCTAGAAATCTTCGCTGAAGAACACCCGGAGCTAGAAATCTTTACAACCGGAACTTGGGCGCACAAAGAATTCGACTGGCAGCGCGCTAACCCTGACGCGCTCTACCGCAAGGCGGACGGCACTTGGGGAATAATCGAAGTGAAGTTCTCGCGCGACTATTGGACAGAAGTTCCACAACATTACCGGGCGCAGGTGCTTTGGTATATGAACGTCTTCGGGATTCAAGAAGCAACGCTAGTAGCGCTAGCAGGTTCGAGCTATCAAGAATTCGAAATCGAATGGGACAGCTTCGAAGCTTCTTCTCTAATCGCCGCCGCTTATCGTTTCAGGGAATCAGTTCTGAATCACAAAATGCCAGACTGGGACGGAAGCAATTCAACGTTCGAAACTATCCGGGCTATGAATCCTAAAATCGAAGAAGGCGAAGAACACCTAGACGAACTAGGCGTCCACTACTTTATTGCGCTGACTCAATTCGAAGAAGCGGAAAAGAAACTTACCGAACTGAAGAGCCGTGTATTGGCTGCTATGGGAGGAAAGAAGAAGGGAATCGTTTACGGGGAACACGCGCTTAGTCTTCGCGCCCGTGGAATGGGAAACCCTTATTTACACCACGAGAAAGGAAAGAAATAAATGGCACAATTCAATCTAAACGATTACGAAACCGTCGAGGAAAGACTTCGCCGATTTTGGTCTAGCGAAATCGCAGAAGACGCTCGAATCGTAACGGTCAATCACACCACACCGCAAGACCGCGCAGTTGGAACTTGGGTAGTCGAAGCCCGGTTGTATCTGAATCAAGAAGACCAAGCTAGAAACCTACCGAAGACCGTCGGTTGGGCTTTCGAAGTAGACGGCGTTGGAATGGCGAATAAAACTTCCGCGCTAGAGAATGCGGAAACTTCTGCGATTGGTCGTTGTCTAGCTAACTTCACCTTCAGCGGAAACAAGCGCGTCACCCGGGAAGAAATGGAAAAGGTCGCTCGCGGTCAAACTCCAAAACTTCCGACCCGTGATTGGATAGGCGAAGCCGAAGCATTAGGCAAAGACATAGACAAGCTACGCCTGCTCTACTCCGAAGCGAAGACCGCGAAGGCTTCTAACGAAGTTTTAGGTCGAATCAAAGAACTAGCAGCGTTAGCGGGCGCATAATGGAAACGCCGGGCCAGATAGTCGAAGAACTTCAACGGATTAGTAAGGAAATGGAGAAAGGTGCTTCGGCACTCTACGACGCAGAAGTTCGCCTAGCGGACGCAGAAGCAGCGTACGACAAAGCCGTTTCCCTATCCTTTCTAAACAGTCAAGGCACGGTGGCAGACCGTCAAGCGGTGTCGAAACTTCAAGCCGTAGACGAAAAGCTAAAGGCAGACTTAGCCCGGGCTGAGTTCAACCGGGTGAAAATGAAGATGAAAGTCCTATCCGATACGGCCACAATGACCGCCGTCATTAGCCGGAACGTAGAACTCCAATGGCGAAGCTAGACTAATGGGCGGGAGATTGGCGACTTATGAAGATTCGGGAGAAGTGTTCCTGCGGGGCAGTATTTCAAGCGTCCGGGGACGAAGCTACTCATCTTTATAAGAATTGGATTCGTCGCCACTCCTGCCCGGAGCCTTCTTCAGAAATAACACGCGATATCGAAACGTCTTCGACAATCGGATTCTCCGCAGACTACTCGGGGACGGGCTTAGACCTGCCCGCAAAGAAATACGACCCGTGGGAAGATGAATAGAAAAGAGTTTCAGAAATACCTAGACCGGGATAAGGCGTGTCCTTGTTGCGGTTCAACTGGCCCGGAACTGATTCCACAACACCGACAGAATCGAGGAATGGGAGGAAGCAAAGAACGCAATCGTCCTTCGAACATTATTGTTTTCTGCTCATTCTCCAACGGACTTATGGAATCCTCTTCAGGCTTCGCAGCTATGGCACGAAAGAACGGTTGGAAACTTTACGCGCACCAAGACCCGCTAGAAACTCCGGCGCGGTTATGGGACGGTTGGTTCTTACTAGACGATAACTTTGGAAGGGTTCCAGCTACGGAACACGATTGAAAGGAAAAGAAATGGGCGGATACGAACCACGCTTTGACGTGGACTTTACCCGGGGAAGGGTAGGCGAAGAATTACTAGAAACGTTCTTAGCTGACCTAGCGGGCAAGAAGGTAGAAGTGAAAACTGATTACCGGGTGAATGAAACAGGGAACGTCTACGTAGAAACGTGGCAGTATTCCAAACCCGACGCTTCGGATAAACGACAATCGGGCATAAACGTAAGTGAAGCGGATTATTATTGCTTCGGCTCCCCAACCGGGGACGGCTTCGTAATGGTCAAAACCAGCGTCCTAAAGCAATTCATAAGTAACACGAACCCCCGGGAAGCTAGGCAACCAATTAGCACCGACAAGACCAACGCTTCAATCGGGCGACTGATTCCGCTCGCTGACTTACTAGGCTTTATTGGCCTTGCTAAGCTGTAGAATAGAAGAAGGCGACTCCCGCGAGAGAGCCGCCTTCGAAACCGATAACCACACTATCGGCAACCTAAGCCTAACAGGTTTAGCTGCCGGGAAAGGCAGCTAATGCCACTAATACGAGGCCACCACTCATTCGACGACCAGTTCGCGCAGATACCGAATTCTTGGTTGCGCGACTCGCGTCTATCTCTAAAAGCAATCGGGCTACTCGCTCAAATTATGACGCACGTTCCGGGCTGGAATATGTCTATCAACTCACTAGCTCAAAGGAACAACGTTGGGCGCGACCAGATTAGAACCGCAATTCAGGAACTAGAAGAATTCGGTTATCTAAAACGTGAGCAATCAAGGGAAGACGGGAAGTTCGCAGAAACGATTTGGCGCACTTCAGACCCTACGGAAATACCGTTGTCGGAAAACTCGACGACGGTAAACCCGACTACAAAGAACACTATTACTAAAGAAGACCAAATAAAGAATAACGAGAGAACATATAGCGATTCACAATTTGAAGAATTCTGGAATCTCTATCCGAAGAAGGTAGACAAAGGCGCAGCTATCCGGGCATTCAGAAAAGCTTTGAAGAATCACGATTTAGCTCTAGTAATCGACGGGGCTAAACGCTACGCTGAAGACCCGAATCTTCCAGACAAGCAATACATAAAGAATCCGGCGACGTGGCTAAACGCTGAATCTTGGAACAACGGGCCATTACCAAAACGCAAAACGACAGACAACAAGAAGGCAATTCAGGAGTGGCTAAATGACTAAGAGCGAACTAGGCGAACTAATGGATTACCTAAGCGCAATCGACAACCGACAGATTACGGCGGAGAAGCTACAAGTCTGGTTTGACCTAATCGGATTCCTAGACTTCGCGGACGCAAAGGCGGCGATTATCGAAGCCCAGCGTGACGAATCTATTGCTTACGTGGAAGCGAAGCACGTTATCGCGTTCGCTATGCGGCTGAAGGAAAAGAGAAAGGCAGAAGAAGCCCGGTCAAAGACTCACACTCAAGAAAGAATCGGCGACCCTCACCCAATCTGCGCTCACGGTAAGCGTCTTCTAACCTGTGACGAATGCTGTCGGAACCTAGCAATTCAAGCCGGGCTAATAAAGGGCTGATACGCTAATGCGGTGGAAGAGAACGAAGCGATATGTAACCGTTGCGGGCATATTTGGCGCGTCAAAATGGACGACCCTAAAACAGGAGTCCGGTGCGCTGACTGCCGAATGGGGCAATCGCTTATCGTCAAATACGGAAATACTAAGTGTCTTCCGTGGCAGGGCGACTTCGACCCCGAAACTCTCACGCAACCAATCTTTGAAGGCAAACCAGTCTTCCCGGGAATCCGCAACTGCGGGCATTCGGACTGTTGTAATCCCGAACACATCAAAAAGTCTTAGCTTGCTACTAAAGTAAGAAATAACAAAAAAGAAAGGTGGAAACACTATGGCAACAATCGAAGTAAAAGGCGAAGTCGTCGGTCTAGTCTTTGGCAACAAAGGCGTTCAGATTCTCGAAACCTTCAAATCTAAAGACGGAGAAAAGCGCGACGCAAGATACACCGCTTGGCTAGATTCTCCAACAAGCTCCCTTCAGGTTGGGCAGAAGGTATCCGCTCGCGGACTTCTTTCGGCGTCAATCGGAAACTACAAGAACAAAGAAGGCGAAGACAAAACCGTAGTGAACTTGTCTATCAATTTCGCAACAATCAAGTTGGACGCCGCCGAAGCTCCAGCATTCGCACCGACTCACGAAGAAGCCCTACCCTTCTGATGATTCTCCGTTGGTTAGTCCCCGCCGCGACCGGAATTCTCTTGATTGAATTCGCTTCCGAGTCTTCCGGCTTCCTACACGGGGCGGGGCTAATCTTCGGTCTTTTCTACACTTGGGCAGCGATTACCGAAGCTTGGCGACAGTATGGCCCAGCTAGAGATTGAAGTCTTCGGCGACCCAGCTTCCCAAGGTTCGCACTCAGTTATTCACGGGCGCATTGTTCAAGTCAATTCCGCAAAACATAAGCGCTGGAGAAACGCCGTAGCGTTCGCAGCCCTTGACTTGGTTACCGACGGCTGGGAACTGCTAGACGAACCGCTAGAGCTTTCCGTCATTTTCTACCTTCCCCGCCCGAAGACCGTTCAAGACCGGAAATACCCGGCCGTAATGCCGGACGTGGATAAGCTCTTGCGGGCAATTTTTGATTCACTCTCCGGGGTTGTTTACGTGGACGATTCTCGGATAATCACCGTTTCCGCTCAGAAGCGCTACGCGGACGATAGAGGCCCGGGAGCCTTGATACGGGTAAACACTCTGCCGAAGGGCTAAAAAGCCTTCTACGGGCCTTCTACGGCTCCAATTCTGTCGAACAGGCGTTCGAACGCGCCCAAAATCTGACTAAATTACGACACGGTAAGAAATTTCCCAAAATTTGCCAAAATTGGTCAATTTTCCCGAAAATCTATGCGACAATTTACTTGTCCGGAAAAGCCGGGAACACGAAAGGGAAAAAATGAAGAGCTACGAAACAGAATTCAAAGGAACATTTATCACCGTTTGGTTCAACCACGGCGGACTAGATATGTCCCTTACCTATCCAGAAACTCAGGTAATCGAAGACGTAGTAAACACCGACGAACTTTACAACCGCGTCTTTGATTCAATCCAAGCTGGCGAAACTCTAGCCCGCGCAATCCGTTTGACAAGCGCAGTAATCGTAAGAGTAAAAGAAGGGGTGGACGCGTAAGCGTTCCCCGGGAGGAAAGGGAATCCAAATGAACGTTTCAGTTTACAGAACAGCAAAAGAAGGAAAGAAAGAGCTAATCGCAAAGTTCAAGCTTTCAACGGACGCAGACTTTTTCGCTTGGAAAATGTTTCAGGCTGAAGAAGGGTATATGTATGGAATCAAATACAGCGTCGAGGATAAAAACTCAGTAATTTCTAAATATGACAATCTAAACCAATGGCCCGTAAGCGCTTAGGGGATAACAAATGAAAACTTTTCGAATCACTTACCTATCCGGCAATTCACTTTTGACAACGGGAACCGACGTCGAGCAAGTGGCAAAAGAAGCTTGGTTGGCAATCGCGCAGTTCGCAATCGGTCGCCCGCACGTTGGAATCAAATCGGTGGAGGAAGTCAAATGAGCAAAATCAAAGTAATCGACCGACTGGAAACCGAAGCTGGAAACTTTATAGAGCTAACTCATAATGGCGCAGACATTGGACGCGTCTACCGGGTAGAAATCAAAGACGGTTCCGCTCATTGGGACGAATGGTTTACAACGCTAGACAACGAACTAAACGAACGTCTAGCCCGGGAAACTTACGCAGAACTAAAAGAACAAATCGCAAGAAAGGAAATGGTCTAATGAAACTATTCGGATTCTTTATTCTCTTCGCAGCTATCTTGGTTGGTAGTTGGAAGCTTCAGGAAATCGACCTGCTACTTGGATACACGCTTGGAATCTTCGGAATTCTCGGAGCGACTATCTGGGCTATCTACTCATTAGGTAAGAAGTATTTCTAATGGGAATCGAACTAATCGGAGTTCTAATCTTCGCCCGGCTTATGGAGCTGAGTCAGTTTCTAAGAGAGAACGCGCTTCTGCTATCTCTAACTTCTATCCTTCTGATTCTTTGGCTAACCGGAATCATTACCGTAGTTCGACGCTGGCGGTCAGAATGAGCGACGTTGAATTCGTTGTCCGCCGGATTCTGAAAGAAGGCTATGACTACGCAGAAAGAGAGAAACAAGAACGAAACGACAATCCAGCTTCAACGCTCTACAGATACACGAACCATTTACGACTACTCAACCACCTAGAAAGACAGTTCTTAGAAAGGAACGATAATGGCGACAAAGACTAACCCGGCAATCGACTTCGGAAACGACGATTACAACTCGAACCAATTCAGTTACCAGACGGCGCAGCAAGACGGAATCCTAATGGGACGACTACTTATGCGCGACGAAATCGTTCGACTAATCAAAGCGACCAACCCGGTTCCGACTAAAGCGGTAGCGAAGATTCTTGACCTAGTGGAAGGACTGAACGCGGATGTTTACGCTTCTGAAAGTTCCCGCTGAAACCGTAGCTGCTTATAACAAAGGCAGGCGCGACGAACAACACGCAGTAGAAAACGTTCTGGAGTTCTTGACTATCAACGGACTACTTGACCCGGCAACGCTGAATCTACTAATCGAACACCTAAAC